TTGACGCCGCACGAATTGAGATCGGGCGCCGCCTGGCTTGCCTCCGCGACGCAGGAAGAGGTGGATGAGTTCCTCGGATCGCTGGGCGAGAATGCGCTTCTGGCGCTGCCCTGGGTCTTCGAGTTCTGGGCCTTGCCGCATCAGCTGCCGCCACGGGGCGCCTGGAAGACCTGGGTGATCATGGGCGGGCGCGGCGCGGGCAAGACCCGGGCCGGGGCGGAATGGGTGCGCGCTCAGGTAGAGGGGTCGCGGCCGGAAGATCCGGGCGTGGCCCGGCGGGTGGCACTGGTCGGTGAGACGGTGGATCAGGTGCGTGAGGTGATGATCTTCGGCGAGAGCGGCATCCTGTCCTGTACGCCGCCCGACCGACGCCCGGAATGGCAGGCGACACGCCAGCGGCTGCTTTGGCCGAATGGTGCGGAAGCGCATGTCTTCTCGGCCCATGCCCCCGAAGCGATGCGGGGCCCGCAGTTCGATGCGGCCTGGGCCGACGAGTTGGGCAAATGGAAGCGGGGGGGCGAGGCCTGGGACCAGCTTCAGTTCGCGCTGCGGCTGGGCAGGAACCCGCAGCAGGTGGTGACGACGACTCCGCGCAATACCGCGGTGCTGAAAGCGATCCTGAAGAATCCCTCGACCGTGGTCACCCATGCCCCGACCGAAGCGAACCGTGCCTATCTGGCCGACAGTTTCCTTGCCGAGGTGCGCGCCCGCTATGGCGGCACCCGGCTGGGCCGGCAGGAGCTGGAAGGGGTTCTGGTCGAGGACGAGGAAGGCGCCCTGTGGACCTCCGAGATTCTGGAGAGGGCGCGGGTCGAGGCGGTGCCGGAGTTCAGCCGGGTGGTCGTGGCGGTGGACCCGCCGGTCACCTCGACCAAGGTGAGTGACGAATGCGGGATCGTCGTGGTGGGTGCCGTCACGCGCGGCGATCCGCGCGACTGGCGGGCCGTGGTGCTGGAGGACGCAAGTGTCAGGGGGGCCTGGCCGGAAGGCTGGGCGCGGGCGGCGCTGGCGGCGATGGAGCGGCACCGGGCGGACCGGCTGGTGGCGGAAGTGAACCAGGGCGGCGACCTGGTGGAGCGGGTGGTGCGGATGATCGACCCGGCTGTTCCGTTCCGGGCGGTGCATGCGACACGGTCGAAGATGCTGCGCGCCGAGCCGGTGGCGGCCTTGTACGAGCAGGGCCGCATCGGGCATTTGCGCGGCTTGCAGGCGCTGGAAGAGCAGATGTGCCAGATGACGGTGACCGGCTGGAAGGGCCGGGGATCGCCGGACCGTCTGGATGCGCTGGTCTGGGCGCTGACCGAGGTGATGGTGAACCCGGCCGGCAAGACGTTGCGACCCAGCGTACGGTCGCTTTAGGGCCTCTTAGCCCGCATCAGCGAGTGTTGCGACAGGTCGGTTGTCCCCGAGGGGCAAGGCCCGGCAGGAATGGCCGGGCACGGGTTCGGGCTGCCCGAGGGCATGAAGGAGCGGCGAGATGGTGTTTGATTTTCTGCGAAAGCCCGCGCCGGAAGCGGCGGCGATCGAGCGCAAGGCCAGTGCCGTTGGCCGCGTGGTGGCATGGGGCTCGGCGGGCCGGGTCGCTTGGAGCCCGCGGGATGCGGTGTCCTTGGCGCGGACCGGGTATCAGGGCAACCCGATCGGGTTCCGCTCCGTGCGGCTGATCGCCGAGGCAGCGGCGGCATTGCCGTTGGTCTGTCAGGACAATGAGCGGCGCTATGAGACGCATCCGCTGCTGGACCTGATGAAGCGGCCGAATGGCGCGCAGGGGCGGGCGGAGTTTCTGGAGGCGGTCTACAGTTATCTGCTGCTGGCAGGGAACGCGTATGTCGAGGCGGTGCCGGGGGCCGGTGCGCTGCCGGGGGAGCTGCATGTGCTGCGGTCGGACCGGATGAGCCTGGTGCCGGGGGCGGATGGCTGGCCGGTAGCCTATGACTACACGGTCAGCGGGCGGACGCATCGCTATCAGGTTGGCGGGGGCCCTAGCCCGATCTGCCATCTGAAAAGCTTCCATCCGCAGGACGACCACTATGGCTTCTCGCCCTTGCAGGCGGCGGCGGTGGCGGTGGATGTCCATACCAGCGCCAGTGCCTGGTCGAAGGCGCTGCTGGACAACGCGGCGCGGCCGTCGGGGGCGATCGTCTACAAGGGTGCGGACGGGCAGTCGGCGCTGTCGAGCGACCAGTATGACCGGCTGGTGAGCGAGATGGAGGCGCATCATCAGGGCGCGCGGAACGCCGGCCGGCCGATGTTGCTGGAAGGGGGCCTCGACTGGAAGCCGATGGGGTTCTCGCCCAGTGACATGGAGTTCCAGGAGACGAAGGAAGCGGCGGCGCGCGAGATTGCGATTGCTTTTGGTATCCCGCCGATGCTGGTGGGGATCCTTGGCGACGCGACCTATGCGAACTACCAGGAGGCTAACCGGGCCTTCTACCGGCTGACGGTGCTGCCCTTGGCCACGAAAGTGCTGGCGGATCTGGCGCATTGGTTGTCGATCTTTGGCGGGGCCGAAGTGGAGTTGCGGCCTGATCTGGATCAGGTGCCCGCGCTGGCGGTGGAGCGGGATCAGCAATGGGCGCGGGTCGGCGCGGCCGATTTCCTTACGGTGGGCGAAAAGCGGCTTCTGCTGGGCCTTCCGAAGCTGGCGGACGGCGAATGACCGTGCGCAAGGCAGAGGCCGGGGCGCGGGTGCCCAACGACAACCTGTCGCTGGCGGCGGCGCGGATCGAGGCGAACGAGCGGGTGGCAGAAGAGCGCTGGGCGGCGCTGGACTATCGCCTCGGGCGGATCGAGGCGGGGCTGGTGGGCTTGGAAAAGCGTGTCTGGCTGGGGGTTTACGGGGTGGCGGCATTCCTGTTGACCCAGATGGCGGAGGCGGTGATCCATGTTGCAACGAGGTGAGGCGATGACGGACGAGGGTGGCGCTCTGGAGCGCAAGTTTACCGGTCCGAGTGCCGGGCTTGCCGTGACGGACGGGCATGTGGTGGCAGGCCATGCGTCAGTTTTCGGCAAGAAGGACCAGGGCGGCGACGTGGTGCAGAAGGGGGCCTATGCGTCCAGCCTGAAGCGTCTGGCCGCCGCCGGGGGCCGGGTAAAGATGCTGTGGCAGCATGACCCCACCCAGCCGATCGGCGTCTGGGACGAGGTGCGAGAGGATGAGACGGGCCTTTGGGTCAAGGGGCGCATCCTGACCGATATCGGCAAGGGCCGCGAGGCGGCGGCGTTGCTGGCAGCGGGTGCGATTGACGGGTTGTCCATCGGATATCGCACGATCAAGGCGGAACGCGACGGCAAGGGTCAGCGCCTGTTGTCAGAGCTGGAGCTTTGGGAGGTGTCGCTGGTCACCTTCCCGATGCTTCCCGAAGCGCGGGTCGCATCCAAGGCGGACGCATTGGATGACGACTGGCGCGAGTTGGCAGCGGTCTTCGAGGACGCGCGCCGCAGTCTGGCCGGGCAGTAGCGCGGCGTCCAACCACCAAGCGAAAGGGAATGACGATGACCGAGAGAAAGTCTCGGGCCGGGGAAGCTTTGTCTTCGGCCCAAACGCCGGCGGCGGAGGCCAAGGCCGCCATGGCCGGTTTCCTGAAGGAATTCAGCACCTTTCAGGACGACGTGAAATCCACCTTGAAACAACAGGAAGAGCGACTGACCATGTTGAACGCAAAGACGATGAGTTATGGCCGGCCGGCCCTGTCGGTGCAAGCCGAGGTCGAGGCACCGCACCAGAAGGCGTTCAACGCCTATCTTCGCAACGGCGATGATGATGGCCTGCGCGGCCTGACCCTGGAAGGCAAGGCGCTGTCCACGACCGTGGTGGCCGATGGCGGCGTGCTGGTCGATCCGCAAACGGCCGACCGAATCCGGTCGATGCTGCTGGCGACATCGTCGCTGCGGACAGTGGCGAATGTGGTGCAGGTCGACGCGATTTCCTATGACGTGCTGATCGACCGGAGCGAAGTGGGCTCGGGCTGGGCGCAGGAAGTGCCGGCGACGGTCGAGACTGCGACGCCGCTCCTGGAGCGCATCTCGATCCGGCTGCACGAGCTGGCGGCGATGCCGAAGGCCAGCCAGCGCATCCTGGACGACAGCGCCTTTGACGTCGAGGGCTGGCTGGCCGAGAAGATCGCAACCCACTTCATCCGCGCCGAGGCTGCGGCCTTCATCAACGGCGACGGGGTGGACAAGCCGAAGGGCATCCTGCTGCCGCCGAAAGTGGCGAACGCGTCCTGGACCTGGGGCAACCTTGGCTTTGTGGTCACCGGCGCGGCGGCTGATTTCGCGGCGACGAACCCGGCCGACTGTCTCGTGAACCTGGTCTATGCGCTGGGGGCCGACTACCGCGCCAATGCGACGTTCCTGATGAACTCGCGCACCACGGCTGCGGTGCGCCGCCTGAAGGACTCGACCGGTCGCTTCCTGTGGGTCGACGGCTTGCAGGAGGGCGAGCCTGCGCGACTGATGGGGTATCGTGTGCTGATCGCCGAGGACATGCCGGATATCGGCGCGAACACGTTCCCGATCGCTTTCGGTGACTTCCGTGCCGGCTACACCATCGCGGAGCGCCCGGGCCTGCGGATCCTGCGCGACCCGTTCTCGGCCAAGCCGCATGTGCTGTTCTACGCCAACAAGCGGGTCGGCGGCGATGTCACGGACTTTTCCGCGATCAAGCTCTTGCGCGTTTCGGTCTGACGCCGGCAGCCCGGCCCCGCGATGGGGCCGGGCTGATCCATCCCTGCAAAACGCGAACTGGCCCGGCCGTAGGCGGAGATCTGACCATGTTGTTGACCGAAGAGACCCCGGTGCCGTCTGCGGCCCTGCCGGTGGAGGAGATGAAGGACCATCTGCGACTGGGCAGCGGATTTTCCGACGACGCCCTGCAGGATGGGCTGATCGAAAGCTATCTTCGCGCGGCCCTGGCTGCGATCGAAGGGCGGATCGGCAAGATGCTGTTCCGGCGCCGGTTCCTTTGGGTGCTTGAGTGCTGGCGTGACGACGAACAGGCGCTGCCGGTGGCGCCTGTCAGCGGGATCGTCAGCGTCACGCTGGTGGACATGGCGGGCGGCGAGATCGTGGTTTCCGCCGCCAGCTATCGGCTGATCTCCGACCTGCATCGCCCCCGACTGGCAGGGAAGGGCACCGCTCTGCCGACGATCCCGAACGATGGAACGGTGCGGATTGTCTTTGACGCGGGCTTTGGTCCGGCCTGGACGGATGTGCCGGTGGACCTGCGGCAGGCCGTCCTGCTTCTTGCCGGGGAATACCATGAGCACCGACATGATGATGCAGCGCAGGCGGCGGGGTTGCCGTTCGGGGTGGTCACGCTGATCGAGCGCTGGCGAACGGTGCGTATCCTTGGCGGGAGCCGCAAATGAACGCCCCGAACCTGAACCGGGCATTGGTGCTGGAGGGTGCCACGCGAACCCCGGACGGCGCTGGCGGCTTCAGCGAAGCCTGGTCGGCACTGGGCACGCTTTGGGCCGAAATTCTGCCCGGCTCGGGAAGTGACGTGCTTGGGGAGGAGCGCATGCTGTCGGCGGTGCCGTATCGGGTAACCGTGCGTGGTGCCAGGGTCGGGTCACCTTCGCGCCCGAAGGCCGGGCAGCGCCTTCGCGAGGGGACGCGGCTTTTCCTGATCCAGGCGGTGACGGAGCGTGATCCGCAGGGCCGCTATCTGACCTGCTTTGCGCGCGAGGAGGTGCCGAAATGAGCTATGCAGCAGCGCCTGCCCTGCAACAGGCCGTTTTTCAGCGTCTGACAGGTTGGCCGGCCCTGGCGGGGGTGGCGACCTACGACGCGGTGCCTGCGAACGCGACCGGGACCTTCGTGCTGATCGGACCGGAGGAAACGCGGGACCAGTCGGACAAGACGGGCGGAGGGGCCGAGCATCAGATGGTGATCAGCGTCATCACCGACGCGACCGGATTCCTGTCGATCAAGACCATCGCCGCCGCGATCTCGGACGCGCTGGTCGGCGCGCCTCTGACGTTGAGCCGGGGTCAGCTGACCAGCCTTTTCTTCCTGCGTGCCTCAGCCCGGCGGATCGAGGAGGGCGAGACGCGGCGGATCGACCTGACCTTCCGGGCGCGGGTGCAGTTGTAGCCGCCCAGACCCCCAAACCCTTTTCCAAAGTGGGAGAGGGGCGCGTTTGCGCCGACTTTCATTTCTTAACGGAGAACCCACATGGCTGTGCAAAGCGGCAAGGACTTGCTGATCAAGATCGACCAGACCGGGGACGGCCAGTTCGTGACCGTTGCGGGCCTCAGGGCGACGCGGATCAGCTTCAATACGGAATCGGTGGATGTCACCAGCCTTGAAAGCGAGGGCGGCTGGCGGGAGCTTCTGGCTGGGGCAGGGGTCAAATCGGCCTCGATCTCAGGCTCGGGCGTGTTCCGGGACGAGGCGACGGACGAGCGTGCAAGGGCTGTCTTCTTCAACGGCGAGATCCCGGATTTCCAGGTGGTGATCCCGAGCTTCGGCGTGATCGAGGGGCCGTTCCAGATCACGTCGATCGAGTACGGCGGCAGCCACAATGACGAGGCGACCTACGAGATCGCGATGGCTTCGGCCGGCGCCCTGACCTTCACGGCGCTTTGATGGCCAACCCATGGGCAGGAGAAGTGGCGATCTGGCTGGACGGCCAGTGCCATGTGGCGAAGCTGACGCTTGGCGCTCTGGCAGAGCTGGAGGAGGCGCTGGAGGCGGGGTCGCTGATCGACCTGGTCGAGCGGTTCGAGGCGCAGCGGTTCAGCACGCGCGACGTTCTTGCCCTGCTGGTGGCAGGCCTTCGGGGTGGCGGATGGCAGGGCACGGCGGCGGACCTTTTGCGGGTCGAGATCGGCGGCGGGCCGGTGGGTGCTGCGCGGGCGGCGGCGGAGCTTTTGGCGCGGGCTTTTTCGTTGCCGCAAGAGCCATGAGCGGAGCCGGGATCGACTGGCGCGGGCTGATGCAGGCGGGCCTGCACGGGCTCGGCCTGGAGCCGGCGGTTTTCTGGCGGCTGACCCCGGTCGAGCTGCGGATCATGCTGGGGCGGGAGCAGGCTCTGCCGCCCCTGACGCGCGCGCGGCTGGCAGAGCTTGCCGCCGCGTTTCCCGACGAGGCGAAGGATCAGGGCAATGGCGGATATCGGAACGATGCAGGAGCAACTTCAGGCGCTGGAGGCACAGTTGGGGTCTTCGGTGTCGATGGTGGCCACGTTTGATGGCGAGTTGGCGCGAATGCGGGAGACCATGATCTACACCGGTCGCGAAGTGACCTCGCTGTCGGGCGGGATCAGCGGCGGTCTTCGGAAGGCTTTCGACGGCCTTGTCTTTGACGGCATGAAGCTGAACGACGCCTTGAAGTCGGTCGCCAAGACGATTGCCGACACGGTCTATTCGATTGCGCTGCGGCCGGTGACCGGCGCCCTGGGCGGGCTGATTGCGGGCGGGCTTGGCACTGCGATGGGGGCGGGTTTGCCCTTTGCCGCAGGTGGAGCCTTCAGCCAGGGGCGGGTGCGGCCCTTTGCCAAGGGCGGTGTCGTTGCCGGTCCTACGGCATTTCCGATGCGGGGCGGCCTGGGACTGATGGGCGAAGCTGGACCGGAGGCGATCATGCCGCTGGCCCGAGGGCCGGACGGTCGGCTGGGCGTGCAATCCGCGGGCGGAAGGCCGATCAGCGTCGTGATGAACATCTCGACCCCGGATGTGCAGGGCTTCCAGCGCAGTCAAGTCCAGGTCGCAGCGCAGGTCAGTCGCGCTTTGGGCCGTGGTCAAAGGAACCGGTGAGGAAGAATCATGGCATTTCACGACATCAGGTTTCCCGTGAACCTCAGCTTCGGGTCGATTGGCGGACCCGAACGGCGTACGGATATTGTCACGCTTTCCAACGGGTTCGAGGAGCGGAACACGGCCTGGGCCCATTCGCGCCGCCGCTATGACGCGGGGCTTGGCCTCCGGTCCCTGGACGATCTGGAGACCGTCACCGCCTTTTTCGAGGCCCGGGTCGGGCAGCTTCACGGGTTTCGCTGGAAAGACTGGTCCGACTACAAGTCCTGCGTTCCTTCCAGAGCACCCGGAGCAGAGGATCAACTCATCGGAACCGGTGATGGGACGCTTCAGGTCTTTCAGCTGCAGAAATGGTACCGTTCCGGGCTTCAGAGTTACTCACGTCCGATCCGAAAGCCGGTGTACGGGTCGGTGGTCGTTGCTCTGGAAGGCGATGGAAAGATCGAGGGGGAAGAGTTCTCCGTCGACTTCCAGACCGGACAGGTCACGTTCACCCTGCCGCCCGAGGCAGGAACGCGCATCACCGCCGGCTTCGAATTCGACGTGCCTGTCCGCTTCGACACGGACCAGATCATGATCTCTGTCGCCTCGTTCAATGCCGGAGAAGTGCCGAAAGTTCCGGTTGTGGAGGTGAAGATATGACCGCAGAAGCCCTGTACGCCCACCTGGAAACCGGTGCCACGACCCTTTGCCGGGCCTGGATCGTCACCCGAAAGGACGGTGTCATTTTCGGGTTCACCGATCATGACAGGGACATTGTTCTTGACGGCGTCACGTGTCGAGCGGACGCCGGCCTTTCGGCGAGGGCCCTGCAGCAGACAACCGGCTTGTCGGTTGACAATTCCGAAGCCGTGGGTGCCCTGACGCATTCATCCATCACCGAGGCGGACATCCAGGCAGGTCGCTATGATGGTGCCTCCGTCGCGATTCATCTTGTGAATTGGGCCGTTCCAGAAGAGCGGATTGTCGAGTTCCGGGGACTCCTGGGAGAGATCACCCGCTCGGGCGGGGCTTTTCGTGCCGAGTTGCGCGGCCTGACAGAGCTTCTCAACCAGCCGCAAGGATATGCGTTCCAGCCAGGATGCTCGGCGGTACTGGGTGACCAACGATGCGGGTTCGACATCATGGCGCCAGGGTTCCTTGCGGAATGCGCACTTGAGGCAGACAGCGATGGCCAGGTGTTTCGCCTTCCCGGCTTTCCGGAGTTCCCGGACGGCTGGTTCATGCACGGTCGGCTGGAGGTCTTGAGCGGTCCTGCGGCGGGACTGTCTGGCGTGGTCAAGGCCGACGGGATCGAGACCGGCAAGCGCCGCATCGAATTGTGGGAAACCATCACCATCCCGCCGGAACGCGGCGACCTGGTCAGGCTGGGTGCCGGCTGCGACAAGAGCATGACCGCCTGCCGGAGCAAGTTTGGCAACTTTCTGAACTTCAGGGGTTTTCCGCATATTCCTTCCGAGGACTTGCTGTCCTCCTATCCGGTCCAGGACAGGGCGAACACCGGCCGCTCGCGGTTCGCGGGTTGACGGATATGGCTTTGCGGCAGGACCTCGTGGCCGAGGCTCGAAGCTGGATCGGCACCCCATATCTTCATCAGGCTTCTGTAAAAGGGGCCGGAACCGACTGCCTTGGCCTTGTGCGCGGCGTCTGGCGGGCCCTTGTCGGGACGGAACCGGAAGCGGTGCCTGCCTACAGCGAAGACTGGGCAGAACCCGAACGTGTGGAAGTCCTCTTCGAGGCTTCGGTGCGATGGCTTCGCCCGAAGGAAAGGGGCCAAGCGGACATCGGGGACGTTCTGTTGTTCCGGATGCGATCAGGCAGCATCGCCAAGCATCTTGGAATTCAGACCGAGACGATGGGAGGTGGGGCCTTTGTCCATGCCTACTGTGGTCACGGTGTGGTGGAGAGTCCGCTTTCACAGCCCTGGCAGCGCCGGATCGCGGCGCGGTTTTCCTTCCCCGATGGAGCCAACTGAATGGCAACTCTTGTTCTTTCCGCAGCAGGCGCGGCAATCGGTGCAGGTTTCGGAGGGACCGTGCTGGGTCTTTCCGGTGCCGTGATCGGTCGAGCGATCGGCGCAACACTTGGGCGTGCGATCGACCAAAGACTGCTGGGCGCGGGATCGGATAGTGTCGATGTCGGTCGCATCGACCGTTTGCGCCTGACTGCCGCCGGCGAGGGCGCACCGATCGGGCAGGTCTGGGGCCGGATGCGGATTGGCGGGCATGTGATCTGGGCAACAGACTTTGCCGAGACTGTGCGGCGCCAAGGGTCTGGCAAAGGCGGTTCGCGTCCGACCACCAACGAGTTCAGCTATTCTGTCAGTCTGGCGGTGGCCTTGTGCGAAGGCGAGATCCTCCGTGTGGGCCGCATCTGGGCGGACGGCAACGAGATCGCGCCGAACAGCCTGAACCTACGCGTCTATACCGGCAGCGAAAACCAGCTTCCTGATCCCAAGATCGAGGCGATCGAAGGGGCCGGACTGGCTCCCGCGTACCGCGGCACTGCCTATGTTGTCATCGAGGATCTTCAACTGGCCCCCTACGGCAACCGGGTGCCACAGTTCAGCTTCGAAGTCGTTCGTGCCGCACAAGGCGATAGCGTCAACCCGGCCGGTATCCTGAGTTCGGCGATCAAGGCTGTGGCTCTCATCCCGGGCACCGGAGAATACGGGCTTGCCACCACGCCGGTCCATATCAGCCAGGGACTGGTACGCAACCAGACGGCGAACATGCATTCCCCATCCGGCCTGACCGATTTCGCGACCAGTCTGTTGCAGTTGAGCGAGGAGCTTCCGGCCGTCGGTTCCGTGTCTCTGGTCGTCTCGTGGTTCGGCGACGACCTGCGCTGTTCTGCCTGCGAAATTCGGCCGAAGGTCGAGCAGAAGCAATCGGACTCCCGCGCGATGCCCTGGCGGGCGGGCGGCATTGATCGAGCCAACGCGCGCGAGGTCCCGAAGGTTGATGGGGCTTCGATTTACGGTGGCACGCCGGCGGACGCCTCGGTCATCGAGGCGATCCAGGCGATCAGAAGTGCTGGCAAGGAGGTGATGTTCTATCCGTTCATCCTGATGGAGCATCTGGACGGAAACGCCCTTCCCGATCCGTGGAGCGGTGCCGTGGGTCAGCCCAAGCTGCCGTGGCGCGGACGCATCACGCTGTCTTCGGCCCCGGGACGGTCGGGGAGCCCTGACCGGACCGCGGCGGCGGCGGCTGAAGTTGCCGATTTCTTCGGCACGGCCGCACCCGGGGATTTCACGATCAACAGGAACGCGATCCTCTTTTCGGGCCCGGATGAATGGCGCTATCGGCGCTTCATCCTGCACTACGCGAAGCTTTGTGCGCTTGCGGGCGGGGTGGACGCATTCTGCATAGGATCCGAAATGCGCGCGCTGACCCAGGTCAGGGGCGGAGGCGACAGCTTTCCCGCCGTGCAGGCGCTGCGGTCGCTGGCGGCAGATGTCCGGGCGATCCTCGGGCCTTCCACCAAGATCAGCTATGCAGCCGACTGGTCGGAGTATTTTGGCTATCAGGTTGGAGAGGATCGGTATTTTCATCTCGATCCTGAAATCGACTTCATCGGCATCGACAACTACATGCCGATATCCGACTGGCGTGACAGCGAAGACCATGCTGACGCGTCCTGGGGATCCATCTACAATCTCGATTATCTGCGGGCCAACATCGAAGGCGGCGAGGGATTCGACTGGTATTACGATGGCGACGAGAGCGCGGCATCGCAAGAA